ATGGCAGGGGGCTGGACGCGTGACGGCGCGGTGCAGGACCAGATCGATGACAGTGTCAACGACGCGGTGGCCGGTGCAAGGGCGCGCATGCCTGTCGGACCTAGCGCAGAATATTGCGATGACTGCGGTGAGGTAATTCCGGAGCGCCGTCGCATCGCGCTACCGGGCGTCAGAACATGCGTAGCCTGTCAGTCGGAGCGCGACAAGTCGGTGGCGCATAGCACGATAAATCGGCGCGGCAGCAAGGACAGCCAGCTGCGGTAATGCTGTGTTCAATATGTGAACCTCGCCTGACGGTATCGTTCACGACCGGTTCGCCGCCGGCGTCATAACCTCTGTCGATGCGCTATCCCGCGCATTGAAGGAGAGCAGACATGCGCAAATCTCTGCAGTTGATGGCCATTGCAGCGGCTGGAGCAATCCTGATGATCGCACCGTCGGTGCAGGCGGCTAGCCAGTCATCAAATAGCAGCAGCAACAGTTCGTCCAACAATGGGGTCGTCCGCGACCGCGTCGTCGATACCTTTTGCGAAGACGGCTATTGCGAACGCCGCGTGTCGCGCCGGACATATCGCGACGACGATGGCTATCGCGGCGATGGCAGGCGTTGGGGCTATCGCGATGGCAAGCGTTACCGCAAATACAGCCGCTATCGCGATTATCATCGGGACAATGATTATCGCCGTCATGACGACCGGCGTTATCACGACCGCTATGGCCGCGATGATGATGACCGGGACGACGATGACCGCCGCTGGTCGCGGCGCGATCGCGATGACGATGACGACTGAGGTTCGCTGATACTGATAAAAATAACCATATAGGCAAATAAGTGTTGACAGCGTCACGCCATTTGGGTAGAGTTAGGCATAGTCGAAAATTGCGAGTCGCAAGGACGGTGAGTTGCTCGCCGCCGCGAACGAATGAACGGGCTGGAGACCGCCAATGTCGCAGCGTCTGCGCGCAAGGCAGGGATCAGCGGCGATGCAGCCTATGCCGAGCGCCGCCGCTTGGCCGATTTTCGCGGTGAGTGGGCTGCAGCTTTGATCGAAGGCTATGTCCGGCTGGAAACCGACCTGCTGGCCGAAGCGTTAACGCGCGCCAGCAGCAACACGACGGACGCCATGCTGAAAGCCAAAGCGCAAAAGCAGCGGTTGCAGATTGGGCTGCTTAATGCCCATCGTGGCGCGGTAAAGGGTAACGCGGCCCCGGTTGTTGCCCGCGCCATCAGTGTTGATCTTCCAACCTTGAAAGCGCAGCTGATCCTGAAATTAACGCAGATGCGCGACCGTGCGGGATTGCCGCTGGATGGCGGCGCAACCGCGTCAGATGGAAATGCCAATGGCTAAGATGGCCGCGCAGAGCCTGCTGGCGATGCCGCACGACAGGATGGTGGCGAGCATCACCAGCTGGAGCAAAGCGAAGTTCGCGGATTCGGAAAAATGGAAATTCTGGCAGCGCGAAGACCAAGGCGAGCCGCACAAGGATTGGCGAGTCTGGCTGGTGATGGCGGGGCGCGGCTATGGCAAGACCCGGATGGGGGCAGAATGGGTCAGCGGCCTTGCTGAAACGCATCCCGGCGCGCGCTTTGCGCTGGTCGGTGCGACGCTGAACGAGGCGCGGCAGGTGATGGTCGAGGGCGAAAGCGGGTTAATGTCGCTTCCCTTTGCCGAGCCGCCCCATTGGGAACCAAGCCTGCGCCGCCTGACCTGGACCAACAAAGCGGTTGCGACGCTGTATTCGGCGGCGGAGCCTGAAAGCCTGCGTGGTCCGCAGCATGATTTTGCCTGGGCCGACGAGATTGCCAAATGGCCCCGCGGCGTCGCGGCGTGGGACAATCTGATGCTGGGGCTTCGGCTGGGCAGCGCTCCAAAGGTGATGGCGACGACGACGCCGCGTCCGGTGCCGCTGGTGCGGAGGCTGGTTGGTGAAGACGGGGTTTTGGTGACCAAAGGCCGCACGGCCGATAATCAGATGAACCTGCCGCCCGATTATCTGGCGACGGTGAAGGCCATGTACGAAGGCACCAGATGGGGCAGGCAGGAACTCGATGGCGAGCTGATCGAGGATGTCGAAGGCGCGTTATGGAGCCGCGACCTGATCGAAAGGCAGCGGGTTCCATCGGTGCCTGATATGAAGCGCATCGTGATCGGCGTCGATCCGCCGGTATCGGCAAATGGCGACGCTTGCGGGATTGTCGCCGCCGGGCTGGGGCGCGACAACAAGGCCTATGTCCTGGCTGACCACACGGCCAAAGGCGCATCGCCCCAAGGCTGGGCAAGGGCAGTGGCAAGCGCCGTCGAAGCATGGGGTGCCGACCGCGTGGTCGCCGAGGACAATCAGGGCGGCAATATGGTAGAAAGCACGCTGCGCGCGGCGGACCTTTTTATGCCGGTGAAGCGCGTGCACGCGAGCCGGGGGAAGTCGGCGCGGGCCGAGCCCGTGGCGGCGTTGTATGAAGCCAAGCGGGCGTTTCATGTGGGGGCGTTTCCCGAGCTGGAGGACCAGATGTGCGGTTTGATCTCGGGCGGCGGTTATGAAGGCCCGGGCCGGTCACCGGACAGGGCGGATGCGCTGGTCTGGGCAATGACCGAATTGATGCTGGGACGGGCGGCGAGGGTGCCGCGGGTTTCGGTGTTGTGATTCGAATCACATAATCATGGTAGGAACATTACAGGAATCTTGGTGTTTTGAGTGTTCACAGATTGTGAGTTTTTATCGAGTAATTTGAGTTTTTTGGCTGTTTTCCTTGAATTTTGAAGTCACGTATTAGTTGACTTTTAACTTCTGGAACATATATGCGACCTCATAACAACCCCTCGGGAAACTTCGTCACTTGCTGACAAAAGCGAACCGAGTATATTGACCCCGGGGGCGCCGTTGTGCGCCCCCGTATCACTTAGGGGCAATATATGGCGAGTTCTCCTGTAGTTTCACCGGCGCTTCCACGTGTACGTATTTTTGTGGATTTTTGGAATTTCTCGCTTTCGCTTCGCCGGATAGACGGAAGTTTCAAAGTAGACTGGACACCAATAGCGAGCTTGCTTGTAGCAGAGACCGCCAAGTTGGTTGGTTCGCCATGTTCATATGAAGCAATGCACGTTTACGGATCATACGACCCGTCAAAATCTGACGATGGCAAGTTCAAAAATTGGTTTTCGACCTGGCTCGATAAATTGCCCGGCACTCACACCGTGCTGCTGGAGCGTCAAAAGAAGCGTAACCATGTCAAATGCCCGTGTTGCCATTCGGAGGTGATAGTGTGTCCTGCCTGCGCATCGGACTTAAGGGGAACGGAAGAGAAGGGCGTCGATACGCGTATTGCGACAGATTTAATTAGTCTGGCTTGGTCCAACAGCTACGATGTGGCGATAATTGTTTCTGCTGATCGTGACTTTGTTCCTGTCGCTGAGTTTCTGCAATCCAAAGGCATTAAAGTTATCCACGCGGCATTCCCGCCTTCCGGCTCACAACTCTCGCAGAAATGCTGGGCCAATTTTAGCATACCGAAAATTATGGAGCAGTTCCGCAAGTCTAACTAGGCGGCGATCCGAGAAACTCACAAGAGGCAAAAAATGAACATCTTCGGTTGGAAATCGACCGGGCGCGGGTTGCTGCGTCCGGCAAAGGCGCGTGTGCAGCAGGATCGGCTATCGGGTATTCGTACCCATGGTCAGGCCGCGCTTGGTGAATGGCCGCGCAATTATGAGGCGCAGATGCGCGAGGGGTATCTCTCCAATGCGATTGCGCAACGCGCGGTGCGACTGGTCGCGGAGGGGTTGGCTTCTGCGCCATTGACCTCGACCGACCCCGATGCTTTGACGCTGGTTAGGGCTACCTCCGGCGGCCAAGCGCTGATCGAGACGGTGGCGGCGCATTTGTTGCTCCACGGCAATGCATATATCGAGATTTTGTCCGGACCCGATGGCGCCCCTTGCGAGCTGTTTGCGCTGCGGCCTGAGCGGGTAACGATTGAGGCCGATATTCGCGGCTGGCCGGCGGCCTTTGTCTACAAGGCGGGTGAGGTTGCAAGCCGCCTGCCTGCCGACAGCATCATCCATATCCGCTCGATGCATCCACTCGACGACCATTATGGCCTTGGTTGCCTAGGTGCGGCGTCGGGTGCGGTGGCTATCCACAATGCCGCAACCAAATGGAACAAGGCGCTGCTCGACAATGCGGCGCGGCCTTCTGGCGCGCTCGTGTATGAAGGCGCAGAGGCTGGGACGCTGACGGCTGAGCAATATGCGAAGCTGAAGGAGGAGCTGGCAACCGCATTCCAGGGCGCGGGCAATGCAGGGCGACCGATGCTGCTGGAGGGCGGCCTCAAATGGCAGGCAATGGCGCTCACTCCGGCGGAGATGGACTTTGCGGGACTGAAAGAGGCGGCAGCGCGAGAGATCGCGCTGGCCTTCGGGGTGCCGCCGGTGTTGCTAGGGCTGCCGGGCGATGCGACCTATGCCAATTATCGCGAGGCTAATCGAGCGCTCTGGAGCCAGGGGATATTGCCGCTGGCGCGCAAATTGCTCGATGCGCTGGCTGAAGGGCTGCGGCCGTGGTTTGAAAGGCTGGAGTTTGGTATCGACCTCGATGCGGTGCCCGCTCTGGCCGAGGACCGCGAGCGGTTGTGGGCGCAGGTTGGGGCTGCCGATTTCCTAACGACGGAGGAGAAAAGGGCGGCAGTGGGCCTTGACTAATCCGTGCTGCATTTCCAGCGCGAATAATCCCACTCGCCGCCACTGTCGCTGCAGCGGGTCATGCCTTCATTCTGTAACAGCCAATAGCCGCCTGCCACCAGCAGGATGATGCATAAGGTCATGAAGATCCAACGGCCCATGTGAGGCACATAGTCCTTTTTGTGGCGGTTTACATACAGGAAATATCAATGGTTGATGAAAATCTGCAAGGTCTGCTTGAGCAGGCCTCCGAAACCGGTGCGCAGCGCGCATTGGCGCGGCTGGGGTTGGATGACCTCAATGCCGCCAAGGACATGAGCGAGCTGCGCGAACTGCTGTCCGCGTGGCGTGATGCCAAACGGTCGGCGCGCAAGGCGGCGATCGGCTGGGTCGTGCGGATGGGGCTGGCTTTGTTGCTGATCGGACTGGCGGTGAAGCTGGGGTTGCCGGGGCTGGTGGTCCAGTGAGGATGGCCGGTTACGCCGCGATATTCGACGCCCCCGATCGGGGCGGTGACATTGTCCGCAAAGGTGCTTTTGCACGTGCCGCCAAGGCGGGGCTGCCGCTGTTGTGGCAGCACGACACAGCCCGCCGGATCGGCTTTGTCGAGAGCTTAAGCGAGGACGAACGCGGGCTGCGGGTGATTGCGCAGATCGATGACGACGCGGCGCCGGTGAAGGCGGGAGCGGGGCTGTCCTTTGGCTATCGAATTCGCGGAATGGACGCTCCCGTTTTTGGCAGAACATATCGTGAACTTATCGACCTTGACCTTATCGAGGTCAGCGTCGTCACCCATCCCATGCAGCCGCTTGCGCGGGTGCTGGCGGTGGAAAGCAGCAAAGACTGATTTCCCTACCCCGTTCGTGTCGAGCTTAGTCGAGACACCGTGAAGGCGCGCACGACAGATGGGTGTCTCGACTAAGCTCGACACGAACGGAAATATTACTCTGACTTTACCCTCAAAGGAGAATGAAATGGATTATGAAACCAAAGCCGATCCGCTGGATGCGGTGTTTGATGAGGTGGTGTCGGCTGCCGCAGTGACCCGTCCGGTGCTGTCCGGCGCGCGCCTCGCCGACCCTGCCAAGTCCGCCTTTGTCGACGGCTATTTGCGGCGCGGTTCTGAGGTCGAGCTGAAAAGCTTTTCGGGCGTGGCAGCGGCGGACGGCGGCTATGCCGTACCGAAGGAAATCGACGAAATCATCGACGCTACGTTGAAAGGCATTTCGCCGATCCGTGCTATCGCCAATGTCGTTCGTGTTGGTTCGGCGGGGTATCGCAAGCTGGTGACGCAGAATGGTGTGACCTCGGGATGGGCGTCCGAAACCGCGACCCGGCCCGAAACGGCGACGCCCACCTTCAACGAAATCGTGCCCAGCTTTGGCGAGCTTTATGCCAACCCGGCGGCGACACAGGCGATGCTCGACGATGCCGCGTTCGATGTCGAGGGCTGGCTGGCAGGCGAGATTGCCACCGAGTTCGCCAAGGCCGAAGGGGCGGCGTTCGTGAACGGCAATGGTACCAACAAGCCGCGCGGATTTTTGCAGGCACCGACAGCGGTGACCGGCGACGCAACGCGGCCGTTCGGCACGCTGCAATATGTGGCGTCTGGCGCAGCGGGGGCGTTCGTTGCCTCCAATCCACAGGACAAGCTTGTCGAGCTGATGCATGCGCTTCGCGCTCCTTATCGCCAGGGTGCCAGCTGGGTAATGAACGCCTCGACGCTGGCGACCATCCGCAAGTTCAAGACGACGGATGGCGCGTTCATCTGGCAGCCTGGAATGGCCGCCGGGCAACCCGATACGTTGCTCGGCTATCCCGTGGTCGAGGCAGAGGACATGCCCGACATTGCCGCAAACAGCCTGTCGATTGCTTTCGGCAACTTCAAGGCAGGATATCTCATCGCCGAGCGGACCGAGACCAACATCCTGCGCGATCCATATTCGAACAAGCCTTATGTCCATTTCTACGCAACCAAGCGCTTGGGCGGGGCAGTGACCAATTCGGAAGCGATCAAATTGATGAAGTTTGCTGCTTCGTAAGAGCTGCAACGATTAAAAAAGCTTCGTCGCTCCAGCGCAGGCTGGAGCCTATCTCGCCTATCGGTTTCGACTGCGAGACGTGATGGGCCCCAGCCTACGCTGGGGCGACGGAGCTTGGTTGGACGGAGTACCCTATGACCCCATACACCTACCAACGTGGCGAAACGATTTCGCTCGCGCTCGATGCCGTCACCGGTGACCCCCTTTCGGTGACGGCGATCAGTGCGGCGATGAAGGCGGTGGCACCTGGGCGGGCCAGCGTGAGTGCTGCAACGCCTATTGCCGCCGCCTTCGCTATCAGCCCGAGGGCCGCGCAAGGCGATATCCCGCCGGGATGGAACCTGACTGTTGACGCGGCAACTTCGGCAGGGCTGGCGGTCGGCAGTTACCTGGCCGATGCCAGACTGACCGTCGGCGGAGGCGTTGTCATAACCGAAAGCGTTGCCATTGCGCTACGCGAAAGCGTTTCGGCGTGACGATGTTGCTGGTGTGGCGGCAACCGGTGCCGATCGCCCTGCGTTGGCGCGGTCCCGATGGCAGGATGGCGCCGGTCGCGGCGGTGTCTTCACTCGTTGCAATACCCACCCTTATCGGTCCTCCGGGAGAGCCGGGGCCAGCGGGGGCTCAAGGGCCGGTTGCCGATATAATCGACGGCGGCACATTCAACTGAAATGTTTTGGTTCACGCAGAGGACGCAGAGTTCGCAGAGCGGCTAAATCCACTCTCAGCCAACTCCGCTCCTCCTGCGTGAAAGGTAAAAGGAATTTTCATGCCCAGAATTCAACTCAAGCGCGGCCTTAAGGCCAATTTGCCGTCGGCGTCGATGCTCGCCGGCGAGGCGCATTTTACCACCGACCGGGGGACGTTGCATGTCGCGACCGGCGCGGCTGCCCGGCTGCCCGTGGTGCCACCGATTGACGACCTCATCACTATCGCGGCGGTCGACGGTGCTGCTGATTTCCTGATTCTGCACGACGCTTCGGCACCGGGGCAAAAGGAAGGCAAAATCACCGTCAATGCCTTCAAGACGGCGTTGAACATTCCGCCGTCAGACTTGGACGAGAAAGTTGCGATCGTCTCGGGTGGTACGTCTAGTTATATTTGGGGAACAAATGGAACCGATGGGGTTATTCGTGTTAACACGTCGATGGCCTGGAGCAAGGATGCGGGCAACGCCTTTGTCACGCTGGGGGTTGGCGACGTGGACTGCGGCACTTTCTGATGCCAAGCCTGGCGCATAAGCGCGGGACTCGCGCTCAGGTCGACGCGGCGGCAACGGCCAATGCACTTCGCCCAGGTGAGGTTTATTTGATCACCGATGAGGCGCGCCTTACGGTTGGGGTTGCCAATAACGCGCATCAGCCGCTTGCCAAAGAGGGTGAGGGCGGTGGTGGCGGGGGTAGCGACCCGTGGAGCTGGCAGAAGCTGGCGGCGGATGTCGTCAACAGCTCCACTACACTCGCGCCGGTGACAGGACTTTCCTTTACCGGATCGGCAAATACAAGCTATCTGGTCGACGTCGTCGGCGCTTTTCAATCGGTGGCGACGACAACCGGCATTGCGCTGGCGCTCGACATTCCATCGGGTTCGGTCATCGGTCAGATGCTGGCGACAACCTCTGGGTCGGCGATCGGCGGGACCGAGCAGATTGCCGACAATGCGACGACCGGAGCCACAAGCGGCGTGCGCGGGGCCAACGCAAATGTACCTGTGACCGCGCGTTTCGTGGTCGCCGTGGGCGCGACCGGCGGCAATGTGCAGCTGCAGTTCCGAAGCGAAATCGCGGCGTCTGCCGTGACGATGAAGGCCAATCTGACGGCTATGGGGCAGCGGGTGATCTAGATTCGCTTTCCTCCCCATCGACTTGCCGTTCGACAAGCTAAGGACCGGAGTGGCGCGCTGGAGCGAAGCGGAAGCGTGACGGAGGGGCCTCTGCCGTCGAAGTCCCCTCCGTCAGTCGTCGCTATCGCGCCGCCTGCCACCTCCCCATCGCAAGTCGATGGAGAGGATTCAAAATAAAAGGAACCAGAAATGCTGAGCCTTGATCCGCTCGGCCTCGACAGCGTCATGCTGGACGAGGCGCGGGCCTATCTGCGTGTCGATTTGGCAGAAGAAGACCCGTCGCTGTCGGCGGCGTTGCTGGCCGCGATCGGCCATGCGGAGAATTTCACGCGCATTGCACTCATTCGCCGAAATGCCGTGGAGACGATCAGCGCGTCGTCGGGGTGGCAGATATTGCAGACCGCGCCGGTGCAGTCGGTCGTCTCCGTGAAGGGCATTCCGGCTGAGGGTGCGTCTTTCGCACTCGCGCCCGACACGTGGGAAGCGAAGATCGGTTCGCGCGGCGAAGCCTATGTGCGGATAACCCAGCCCGGAAGCGCAGGGCGCGCCGAAGTGACGTGCGTGGCCGGGCTGGCGGCGGATTGGGCCAGCCTACCAGAAGCGCTCCGGCTTGGTTTGTTGCGTCTCGCCGCGCATTTCCATGGACATCGCGATGCGCCCGAAGCGGGCGGCCCACCTGCCGCTGCGCTTGCCTTGCTGCTGCCGTGGCGGCGGATGCGGCTGAGCTGATTCTCCCCGAAAAGGGGAGGTGGCAGTACCAAGTGCAGACGGAGGGTCACAGGCCGCCAAGTACGGCTGCCCCTCCACCATCCTGCGGATGGTCCCACTCCCCGTGCCGGGGAGGAACTGAAAGGAAAATAATGTCAGAATTTGCAGGCACCCTGCGCGAGCGGGTGGTTCTTGAAACACGCCTCGACGCGCGCGACGCGCGTGGCGGAGCGAATGGCAAATATAGCTATGACGGAGAGGCTTGGGCAGCGTTGATGCCGCTGGTACCCGCCGATCTGACCCGCGCTGATGCGCTATCGGGTCTACCGCGCTGGCAGGTGACGATGCGCAAGCGTGAGGGCGTAAGCCTTAGCACACGACTGACTTGGCGGGGTAAATATCTCGCGGTGCGCGGGCTGGTGAGCGATCCCCGGACACCGGCGCAGATGGTTCTTACCTGTGAAGAAGTCCGGTAGTTTTGAATCCTCCCCATCGACTTGCGATGGGGAGGATTAGGAGGGATCAATGCTCGAAAAACTAACCTTCGCCGCCGGCCGCCGGGCCGCCGAGGCTGTAACCCGCCAGATTGGTCGGCTCGCTCAAACCCCAACCCCGCCCGGCGTCACCGTTGAGGTCAACGCCGACGGCATAACCCTGACCGGCAAGCGCCTCCGCCGTCGGATGTTGACCGACCCTAATCTAAGGAATTTCGGACGATGAGCGATGCAATACATGTCCTTCAGGAAGCGGCGGTTTCGGCGCTTGAGGCGCATCCGGTGCTCGGCACCGAACTTTCGGGGGTCTACGACGGCCCGCCGCCGCGCGCTGCCTTTCCTTATGTGTCGATTGGCGACAACTTTACGAGCGACTGGAGCACCAAAACCGCGAAAGGTCGAGAGATACGGCTGGCGTTGACCGTTTGGGACGAAGGCGAAGTAGCTTCGCGGTTGTCGAGCCTGATGGGCCATGCCGAGGGAGCGATAGCCGCCCTGCCGCGCGATTTGTCGGGGTGGCGGATCGCCAGTCTTGTTTTCTTGCGCTCATTTGTAGTGCGCGACGCAGCCGGGCCTTGGGCGGGGTTGGTCGAATTTAGGGTGCGGATGCTGTCTGTCTAAGTCTCAAGCGAGCGGATAGTCCGTTTTCTTGCGCTGTTCTGTCTTGCAGGCAGGCATCAGAACGGCGGGACCATCTGCTTCGGTTTTGTCGCGCGGCAGCGGATTCCGGCCTTGTCGGCGAGTGTCCGGCCCGACGGTTTTTGACACCAATATCACCGTAGCCGGACAAGGTGCTTCGGCCTTTTGTGCCGGTGCTGCGACGACCGTCGTTGCGGCCAAAATCAATATCAACACGGCGATCTCCTCTCCCGGTGAGTCGTCCAATAAGGAGACCATATTCATGCCAGCAGAAAAAGGAAGCGCCTTCCTGTTGAAGGTCGGCGACGGGGCGGCGACGCCGATATATTCCACGGTGGCCGGACTACGGACCACGCAATTGTCGATCAACGGCGACGCCGTCGTTATTACCAACAAAGGGTCGGGCGCGTGGCGCGAGCTGCTGTCGGGCGCGGGTGTGCGGTCGGTATCGGTCTCCGGAGCGGGTGTCTTTACCGGCTCGGCGGCTGAAACGCGGATCAAGAACAACGCATTGTCAGGGCTGCTCGACGATTATGAACTCAGCTTTGAATCGGGCGAGCGCTTGCGGGGCAAGTTCCTCGTGGCGCGGCTCGATTATGCCGGGGATTTCAATGGCGAGCGGTCTTACACGCTGGCCCTTGAAAGTTCCGGGCAGGTGCTGTCCCTATGACGCTTCGACAAGATCAGCGTGTCGCTAATCAGGCGCGCGGCGAGGCGTCGATCACGCTCAAAAATGCTGCACTTATGCTGCGCCCCACATTCGCAGCATTGGTGGCTGCGGAGGAAGAATTAGGGCCTCTATTCGCGCTCGTCGAACGCGCCGCAGATGGGAAGCTGAAGCTGTCCGAAATGGTCGCGTTATTCTGGCATTGCCGCCGTGACGCCCCGCCCGATTTAACGCGCAACGCCTTCGGTGAGGCGCTGGCTGAGGCCGGATTGGCGGCAGCCACTCCCGCGTTGAAGATACTGCTCGGCCAGATACTGGGCGGGCGATGAACTTTACGGATTTGGCGGTGCAGCTATGCGGTCAGTGCGCGTTGCTCTTCGGCTGGCGGCCGAATGAGTTCTGGGCTGCGACGCCTGCGGAGCTGGCCTGCATCGCTAGGGCGCTGACCGCCCAGGCTGATGTTCCGCACGACAGGAGCGATTTGGAAAAACTGATGCAGCTATTCCCCGATGTTGCGGCTGGAGATCACTGATGGACGAAGAAATCGAACGGCTGGTCGTCTCCGTCCGCGCCGATACCCGTGCATTTGCAGGGGACGTTGCGGCAATGCGCGCCGAGCTTGATGGACCATTTGCCCAAGGTCTGGAACGAGCCGGGTCCGCGCTGGAACGCGGCCTGAGCGGCGCGATTCAGCGTGGCAAGTTCGGCTTCGAAGATTTGCGCCGAGTGGCGTTATCGGTGCTGTCCGAAATTGCCGCTTCGGCGATCCGGTCGGGGGTCGGCAGCCTGGGTAGCGGATCGGGCGGGCAGGGCGGATTGCTGGGTTCGCTGGGGTCAGTCCTTGGCGGGCTGCTGGGTGCGCCGGGGCGGGCGACGGGCGGACCAGTATCGCCCGGCCGCGCCTATCGCGTCGGCGAGCGCGGGCCAGAACTTTTCGTGCCGACGTCGGCCGGCAGGGTTGAAACGGGCGGTATGGGCGGTGTTCCTGCAAACATTCGCCTGACAATCAACATATCCGACAACGGACGCGGCAGCGCGCCCGACGCGTTGCAGCGCTCTTCGCGCCACATGGCGCGGGCGGTGCGCGCGGCATTGGCGCGGGATTGAAATAGGGGCTTGAAAGATGGCTTATTGGCTTTGCGACAAACGACGACGGCAAAAATCGACGCCAGTCATGCGCTTCGACCCGCGTTTCTGGACCGTCAACTTTCCGCGCCCAATGATGGCGTCGGTCGTTACCACCGGTCCTGAATCCCTGCGCGCAAACGCAGTGTTTTACAAGACTGACGACCTGGCGGGCTTGATCTGGGATAGCGAGGACAAATGGGACCACCCTCTTCTCGCTTACGAAACCGACCGCGATTACCGGCGATTGACGGTTAGCTTTCGCTGGCAGTCACAGGGCATCATGCCGCTGGATGCGATTAACGGCCCGACTCTAACGATATCGGGTCGCGATGCGGCGGGGCAGCCCAAAAGCTGGTATGTCCGGCTTTGGAACTACGCGGTCGGGGCGCCCGACGATGCACAGATTACATTGAAGTTCAGCGACCTCGACGGCGGGTTCCTGCTGCCCGGTGAGGCAGACCCGGTCTATGCGGGTGACATCGACCAGATGTTCATTTCGCTGGTGCCGCCGGGATATACCGACTTGCCGGGCAATCTGCCCGCTCCGGCGGACGGTTGGGTCGAGCTGAGCGAGATCCGGTGCGACGGCGCTGGCGTAATGCTCGATACCGGCGATGTCATGCTGCCAGAGCATGAACTCAAGATGGCGACCGGCTATGACGACGCCTATAACCAGACGCCCGAGCGGCTGGTGCGGACGATCCATGCGCTTGGCTATCGCGACGTTATCAACCATTATGTCGGGATGAGCCATTATTTCCGGCTAGAACCAGTCGGCGCCCCTGAAACTGGCGAGGGTCATTATGTGAGCCTTACCGGCGGCGCGCTCAACGTGCCGTGCCGTGAATGGCATCGCAGCTTTGCCACGCAGGCGAAGTCCCTGGGATTCGATATAATTTTCTCACTGAGTTACGAACTGTTTGACGCGCATTGCTGGAACGACTGGAAACAGCGCGCAGCCAACGGCGACCCGGCGCTGACTGGATGGGTGCCGCCATCGACCTTGCTGTCGCCAGCAAATTCGGGGGCGATGGGGTATTTGCAGGCAGTGGCCCAAGCCTTTGTTTTTATCCTCAAAGAGGCCGGTCTGCCGGTCAAATTCCAGATCGGCGAGCCGTGGTGGTGGATCATGCCCGATGGGCGGATTTGCCTTTACGATGTGGCGGCTACAGATTCATTCGGCGGTTTGTCGGTGAGCATTACGGATATCAAAGGCCCGAAGACGGCGGCGCAGAACGCGATGCTCGACCGGGCGGGCGAATTGCTCGCGGCGTCGACCGCGTCAGTTGTCGCCGCAGCGAAAGACGCGGCTGGCACAGCTGGCGCGGAAACAATGCTGCTCGTCTATCTGCCGACCGTGCTCGACCCGCTCGCGCCAGAAGCAAAGCGCGCCAATGTGCCGCTCGATTGGGCGACCCCAGCGTTCGATGTCCTTCAGCTTGAAGATTACGACTGGGTCACGAGCGGCAATCACGGCGCGACCCGCCGTGCGGCGCCGTTGATGGAGCAGCGGCTGGGCTATCCCGTGGCGCAGCAGCACTATTTCGCGGGTTTCGTGCTTCGACCAGAAGACAAGGCACAATGGCGCGAGATCGAATTTGCAGCGGCGCAAAGCAGGACACGCGGCACCGCGCAAACCTATGTCTGGGCGTTGCCCCAGGTCGCGCGCGACGGCTTTACCCACTTTCAGATCGGTCCCGAGGAGAATGAGGTGCAGGAATTCGATGACATAGTTTTCCCCATCGAAATCGGCCGCGAGGCGATGGTGACGGCGGAGTTTTCAACCAATGTCGTGACCACGCTGTCGGGCCATGAACGGCGGAACAGCGGCTGGTCCGACGCTCGCCTCGCTTACGACGTCGGTCCGGGCGTGCGCTCGGAGGCTGAACTGGGGGTGCTGCTCGATTTTTTCCGTGCACGGCGCGGCGCGGCAGTGGGCTTCCGCTTTACCGACCCGTTCGACTTTAGCTCGAATGGCATGGTCGGTTCGACTGCAATGCTGGATCAGCAAATTGGCATTGGCGACGGTTTGCGGACCAGCTTTCCGCTGGTCAAAAATTATGGGGTTTTGGAACAGGTTCGTCGGATTACGAGGCCCAAGCCAGGATCGGTCAGTGTCGCAATCAATAATGTTGCGGCGACAGGCTGGGCGTTGTTGGACGACGGGGTTGTGGACTTCGACACGCCGCCGCCGCCTGGCTCAACAGTGACCGCCGGATATCTGTTTGATGTGCCAGTGCGATTTGCCCAAGACCGCCTCGAAATTAGCCGTGCAACCTTTGGCGCTGGCGAAATACCCAGCGTTCCGCTGGTCGAAATCCGGCAAGCAGGATGATGGACGCCTGGCTTGAGGATACGGTGACTTCGGTCGCTTATGGCTGGCGTCTGGAGCGCAGCGATGGCGTGACGATAGGTTTTACGTCGCACGACCAAGATGTGGTCTCCGACGGGTTGCTGCTGCGCGCCAGTCCGGGGATGCGGCCGACGTCGATCGTCGAAACGCTTGGGCTCGACGATGACGGACTCGATATCAATGGCGCGCTGTCGGCGGATGCCATTCGCTCCGACGACCTGCTGGCCGGTCGGTGGGATGGCGCATATCTCGAGATATTCCTCTTCGATTGGGCTCAGCCGGAAGCTGGTCGGCAGCTGCTTGCAAGCGGCGAGTTGGGCGCGATATCCTTTTCGGGCGACGCGTTCGAGGTCGAATTTCTGGGCCTGAAGCAAGCCTTAAACCGTGCGGTCGTGCCGCAAACATCTCCATCTTGCCGTGCCACCTTTTGCGATGCCGCATGCGGGCTGAACCGGCAACGCTTCCGTCGGCTGGTAAGCCTAGCCGGCGCGGAGGGCAACCGGCTGATGTTTTCGAACCCGACGCTCGCGCCCGTCAACGCTTTTGCTTACGGAACTATTCGCTTTCTCGACAAACAAAATTGCGGCTTATCAGCCGACGTCGTGGCAAGCGATGCTGAAAGCGTGACCGTATTACATCGACCCGACGCCGCAATCGAGCCCGGCGTTCTCGTCGAATTGACCGAGGGGTGCGATAAACAGATTGCAACCTGCGCCACCCGCTTTGCCAATGCCGTCAATTTTCGCGGTGAGCCCTATTTGCCCGGCAACGATTTGCTGACCCGTTATCCCGGTGCCAGTTGACCCGCGCGCGCAAATCGCAGGCGCGGCGCTGGCGCTCATCGGTTGCCCTTTCAAGCTCCACGGGCGAACCTCAAAAGCCGGGATCGACTGCGTCGGCCTCGTTGCTCTCGCGCTGGCGGAGACGGGTCAGCGGTTCGATATTCCGTGCGATTATGCGCTGCGGGGGGATTATCTGGGACGGATATCTGCCTTTTTTGATCGCAGCGAGTTCGCGATTGTAAACGACGGGCAGGTCGAACACGGCGACATTTTGCTGAGCATTGCCGGCTCGCGACAGGTGCATTTTCTGATCGCGACAATGGAGGGCGCGGTCCACGCCCATGCGGGGCTGCGCCGTGTGGTTCTGACACCCTATCCGCTGCCGTGGCCCATCGTGAGTCACTGGCGTTTTATCGGAGATTGATATGGCAACTTTGGTGCTAACCGCCGTCGGCACCGCAATCGGCGGGCCGATTGGAGGCGCGATTGGGGCGGCGCTGGGACAGCGCGTCGACGCTGCGATATTTGGCCCCAAGCCGCGCGAAGGCGCGCGCCTCAAAGAATTGCAGGTGCAGACGTCGAGCTATGGCAGCCGAGTGCCCGCAATCTTTGGAGTGATGCGCGTTGCCGGGACGGTTATTTGGGCGACCGATCTTGTCGAACGGCGAACAAAAAGCGGCGGGGGCAAAGGGCGACCCTCGACCATTAATTACAGCTATACGGTTAGCATGGCGGTCGCGGTTTCAAGCAGGCCAATCGCCCGCATCGGGCGGATATGGGCCGACGGCAATATTGTGCGTGGCAGCGCGGGCGATTTGAAGGTAGATACGCAGCTGCGAATTTACACCGGACACGGCGATCAGCCGGTCGACCCCCTCATAGCATCTGCCGAGCGATCGGGGCATTGCCCTGCGCATCGGGGTGTGGCTTATGCCATGTTCGAGGATTTACAGTTGGCGGATTATGGCAACCGCATCCCGTCGCTCACTTTTGAGATATTCGAACGGGACGGAGTAGTTCCGGTCAATGCTGTCTTCGAAGAAGCCGGTGGGGACGTGCTGATCGGCCAGAGTGGCCAAACGCTGTTGGGATTTGCCCTGGAAGGTTCGACGGGAAGGGAGTCGGTCGCTTCTCTGCTCGATACTATGCCGATCGAACTTGTAAGTTACGATGGCAAGTTGATTGTCCGCGATTCCGGGTCTCAGGCCGGAGCGATAACGGCAACCGTCGCGCTGCAGGAAAATGGAGAGAGTTTCGATCGCCCTCTCCAGACCCACGATGGCAGCGGTCAGTTCCCGCACGTTCTTGCCTTGAGATATTATGACGTCGATCGCGACTTTCAGGCTAGCATCCAGCAGAGCGAGCGCGGCAGTTTCTCATTTAACGCACTACAGGTCGATTTGCCGATTGTCCTGAACGCCGTCCAGGCAAAGCGGCTGGTCGAGCAACAGCATCATGAACTGCTGTCCGGCCGCCGCCGTTGGAAAGGCAACAACGCTCGGGGCGCGCAGCGCGTCACACCCGGTGATCATGTCCTGGAATCCAGCGGTCAAAAGTGGCGCGTAGAACAGGTCGAGCATAGACTTGGTACGATGGAAATCATGGCGCGCGCGGCGCTGAATTTGGAACCGCGCGGTTTGGGATCCGGCACGCCCGGAAGGAACGTCGCCCCGCCCGACCTCAGCATCGGTCAAACCCGGGTGGCAATTCTGGAGTTGCCCGCAACCGGCAACGAAGATCCAGGAAAGCCGCTGATTGCAGTCGGAGCGGCAGGCACTGGCGCTGGCTGGCGTCGTGCTGCATTATCCCTGCGGCGAGGCGACGCCCTGATCGACGTTGGAGCCACAGCTGCCCCGGCGGTCATGGGTGTTTCGCTCGATCCGCTGCCGCTGCACAATCCACTTGTGATCGACGAGGGGCGGGGGCTTCGCGTACAATTGTTGAACGACGCGATGGATATCGCGAACCGCGACGGCTCTCCGCTGGATGTCGACGCACCCTATTTCTGTTTGGGCGAAGAGTTTGTCCGCTATGGCAAATGCGAAGATTTGGGCGACCGTATATACCGGCTGTCGAGGCTAAGCCGTCATCTCTTCCGGACGAGCCCCGTTCTTTCGCATATTTCAGGGTCGAACTTCATCATTCCCGATACAAACGCGCTGCTTCCGATCGATGGAGTTTTTGTTCCGGGCGAAATTCTTCATGTCGAGGCTTTGGGGTTGGCCGACCCCGCACCTGTCGAAACATCGCTGACAGTAGACGCGCTGGCAGTCACGCCGCCGGCCCCTGTGCACGGCATTGGCCATCTGGCAAGCGATGGCTCGGCACATTTCTCTTGGATAAGGCGGTCACGGGTCGACCTCGGCTGGCGCGACGGTGTCGATCAACTGATGGTCGAGGGGACCGAAGCCTATCGGGTAATCCTGCAAATCAACGGGCTCCCCGTAGGTGAATGGCTGAGTAATGTCCCCGGTATCAATTTTAGCTCGTCTCAATTGGTTGAATTGGGGATGACCACGGGCGCCACCATGTCAATCGCTGTGCGTCAAGTTGGCCGCCACGCGCAATCAGCGCCGTTAATGATCGGTGCCCATTACTGA